TTCTAATTACTAGACAATGGACTTTATCAGGGTCTAACCCGTTTGTTTCAATATCAAAAATTAATGGTGTTGTCTTGCTCATATAACCTTCCTTGTTCTTTATTATATTTTAATTTACAGGCAGCTCCCGTGATACCTGCAAAACGATTTTTTAAAATTCTTACTGTTGTTTCTGATGAGTCTTCTCCACTCGCATTTCTTTCAACTCCAATAACAATATCTGAAAGCTGTCCAATACTTGCTGAACCTCTTAATTGTCCTAATGAAGTTTTTAATCCGTCGGTGTGATCTTTGTTACCTTCAGGTCTTTTTAAATGACTTATTATAATTACACCAATTCCTAATTGTTCTGTTAATGCTCTTAATTTAGTCATAAGAACATCAATAGTTTTTCTTTCGTCGTGAGTTTCTAATCCACTTACAATTATAGAAATATGATCTATAAATAAATATTCTATATCTAATGCTTTACTAAAATATCTAATTTTATTTAAAATTGTATCTTCAGATATTGAACCCCAATGATCATATAAAAATACATTTCCATTACCTACTGTTTCTTGAAAACCTTTTTTAAGTTCAGATTCTTTTACATTTTCTCTATCTAAATGAATTGGTTTATTTAAATGTAATCCAATAATACCTTCAGCTGTTCTTTTAATACTTTCTTCTAAAGATATTAAACCTACTTTAAAATTTTTTTGTATTAAATGATATGCAATTTCTTTTACTAATAATGATTTACCAATTCCTGAACCACCGCATATAGTAACAATTTCTCTTTTTCTAATTCCAAATAATTTTCTGTTTAATCCTTGATACGGATAATCTACTTTTGCTTTTTCAGGAGTTTCTTTTACAACTTCCCAAAGTTCTTCTCCTGCTACAATACCATCAGGTCGATAAACTTTTGCTTCCCACATTGCTTTTATAACTTCATCACTTCGGTCAGCAACAAGCATTTCGTTAACATCTTTTAAGGGTAATGTTGCAATTTTACATTTACCTACTGTAAATAATTCTGCAACTTTTTGAGCTGCCTCAAAGCCGTGTTTATCTTGATCAAAAAATAAAACTATTGTTTCGTATGTTTCTAAAAATTCTAATTGTTTCTTAATAGATTTAACTGCACCATTAACTCCATTAGGAATACCAACAACAGGATATTTATGGTTAAAGATTTGAGATAAACTAATTGTGTCAATCTCTCCTTCACATATACAAATAATTTTACCATTTCCATTCCATTTTTCTTGTCCATATAAACCTGCTTCATTTATATTTCCAATTGTATGAAAGTTTTTATCTTTATCTCTAATTTTTTGAAAAACTAAATTTTTACTTTTGTCGTAATAATTTGCTATCTGAATCGTCTTGTCAGCTTGTTGCCCCACACTATAAGACCATAGTTCACAGCTTTCAAGAGTGAGTTTTCGTTTAGGAAGACTTTTTGGAATTCCTTCTTCGAAATTACTTGTAACATTCTCCACTCGAACCTTCCTTTCCAAATTATCAATTCCTTTAGGGTGCGTATAAGTATTACAGCTGAAACAAAAACAATGCCCATCACTATAAAGACTATTTGCGTCGCTACTACCACACTTCTCACAAGGTAGATGACTAATAAATTCATTTTCGTTATGTCCTTCCATTTCTTATCCAACTTTCGGGTATTAATTTTTCACAATATTTAAAATTATTTTTATTACACCAATCGGCGTATGTAGTTTTTGATCCTTTGTAAATTTTATTCCTTGCGTTACCAAATAAAAAACGAATATCTAAATTTGGATATTGTTGTTTTATAAATAAATGTTTTTGTCTATCTTCTCTTTTAAAATGACCTTTTATTTCTATGATAACTTCGTTATCTAAAATTACATCAGGAGTATATTTTTGTACTTTGCTAGGTTTGAGGAAAGATATTACACGACTTTCATAAGAAAAATTTACATCTCTCTTTTGTAAATCATTGCAAACACTTTCCTCTAAACCTGATCGGTATTTAGAAGTCTTCAGCTGTCGCTTGTACTTCTTCATTACCGCCACTCATTTCTGGCTTTATTTCAAAACCATCTTCGGAGGAAAATCCAAATTGTTCTTCGGCTTGTTCTCCGCTTCCATTCTTACCTTCAACCAGTTCAATTATTTGAACCGCTTTAAGACGAAGACTAACTCCAGTACCAAGCATATTAGTATGGTAAGGAATTACCTGAAAAGCGACCTTCATTGTTGTACCGCTATAAACCGATAAATGTTTTGTTATCGGTTGACCTTTAGCGTCAAATATCTTTGGACGTTGTTCAAAGTCAGCACCGCTTTGTGGTTTTACTTTCGCCTTTAACTTAAATGTAAATTCAACTGATTTATCTTTAAGCACTTTGTAAGGTTTGTATGGAGATATTTTATTTTTACCATTTTTCTTTGCAGTTTCTTCAATTGTAGAGTCAATTAACTTTACAATTTCACTTGCTTGGATTTTTGGTAAAACAAGTTTAGTTCTATACAATCCGTCCTTATCGAATTTCGTATCAGGCGAAAATAAATAAGGATAATTTGCTTTTCCTTCACTTGTTGTGTGTGTTTTTATGACTTGTTTATTCATAAGTAGTACCTCCAAGAGTACCCTATAAATCGTTATCCTTTACAATATAGTCTCGCTTTCAAGACTTTAGTTCGCAAAAAGTACCTATGAATTGATATTTAGTACCATTAAATATTATTTCGTGTTTATTAATATCTTCGTGAAAAATAGTTTTAGGTCTTACATCACAACTATCAACTTCAAATGAATATAAATGTAATTTACTTTCTATTGTGAAAGTTTCTGAAAATGGAAGAAGTAATAAAGTTAAAATAAATTTCAAAAATTAAGCCACTCAATATATTTTTCATCTTCATTAACTTGTATATTGTTAGAATAATTTCCAATTTGTTTTGGATATAGAAAACCCCATATATCGTTGTCTAATTCTTTAAATTCGTAACCTGCTGATAATTCAATTTGTTTAGCTGCTAACAAAGTTTGTATATCAACTTCGTATAATTCTCCTTTTAATCTATAAGGATTTTTAGGATTTGTATAATAAACAAATGGAAAAGAATTTCCACCTGCACTACTCATTGCATAACCTTTAGATTTAGTTATGTACTCGCCTAAATATTTTCCTGTTTTTAAAATGGAGTGTAAAGCCCCATCACTTTTTAAAGTTCCATACACTAAAAGTTTTGTTGTCATAAATACCCTATTGATATAAATATCATTTAACTAAAAAAATACAAACTGTTTTTTACTTCCTGAAGTTGCATTTGTCCTTTTTCTGGGGGTTTTGTCAGTTTTTCTTTAAATTTGTCAGGTAATTGTCGAGAAAAGTCTTCGTACAAGCTCGACAGGTAGTCAACTTCGAACATTCTCGACACGCAATCCCTTATAATACTATGTAAATCGTCCACTCTATTCGCAGTCGTAGCAAAGCTGTCGTGGATCATCATTAGATTTGGTATTGGATTTCCTGATAATTTACACTCTAAAGCTGTTGCTGCACAAATAGCTGAATCTAATGAATGCACTATATTTGGTGCTGATGAGGACACAAATTTCCTAGTGTCCTTTTTATCCATTTGTCTTCTTAATGTTGTATATACCAATGACCCTGCAATTGCAGTTTTAACTCTAAACTTTGCGAGATACCGATAGTCCATTACAACTGGGAAACCCATTGGGGTAGTCCATTTCATAGGAAGATTTGCTTGACCAAATAATTTTGCACAATCTTGAAACCACTTCATTAGTTCACTTGCTAATTTAATTTCTGTTTCTATGTGTCGCCACACTATTTCAGCTAACCACTTACAATCACTAAAACCATCATCTTTAAGACATTTAGGTTTTTGACCTAGTTCAACTCGTTTTTTGTATTCATCAAAAATTTGTTGTCTAGCACCATAGGGTCTTAAACCATACACATAAGTCATAATATTTCTTTTAACTATTTGTCGAGAAATACCATATTGTAACCACCTGTTAGCTTCACGGCTGCCTTGTCCCGCAGCTTGCCTGACTTCTGCCTCTACTTTTGTCGATATGATTGTATATATATCTTGCGGTTTTTCACTCGGTACTACATTTACTTTGTAACCTGTATCGTAGTCCCTTATTAAAATAGACAAAATTTGTAGTCCTGAACAAGTAGCATCAACACTAACGGGTAGGTTGCATTCGTAGTCCTCTCCAACTTCAATTGCTTTTTTAATATGAAAACAAGTTTGTAAAAATTCCATAGGTTTATCAGCT